AATAATAGTTTAGGTATTGATACTACACAGAATACCAATATTACATCAGCAGCTAGTTACGCTAACTCAGCTTTCGTATCTGCTAATTCGGCTGGTGTTTATGCTAACTCTGCTTTTGGTGTTGCCAACTCAGCATTTGCTGAAGCAGATTCTGCCGCTAGTTACGCTAACTCTGCGTTTGCAAAGGCTAATACAGACTTTACAAATATATCAACAACAGCTGCAGACCATGGCACAGCATCTTCTGTTCCTGCATTTAGACTTGAAGCAAATGGTCGTATCAGTTCTGCAAACTCAACTGCCATTGCAATTGCGGCTTCTGCAATTACTTCAGGCACATTAGGTGTTGCAAGAGGTGGTACTGGTGCTGGCACATTTACTACCAACGCTGTTCTGTTAGGTCAAGGCACTTCTGCATTTACAACGGCATCATCGTCAACAGAAGGACATTTATTGACTATCAATGCTTCTGGTGTTCCAACCTTCTCTCATTTACAAGGCGGAACATTCTAAATTATTATCGTGAAAAGGAGTTATTATGAATGTGGAGTTTTCAAATGCGTATCAAGAGGTTCTGCTTGAGAATTTAGATGTAATACTTAAGCAGAACTTTATGATGCAAGCAAGATTAAAATTGCTTGAAAAAGAAGCAAATGTTCGTGCAGAAATGCAGGCAAAAATTGATGAGCTTACAGTAAAACACCAAGAAGCATTAGAGCAAATTGGTCAAAGTCAACACTATAAGGTACAAGCGGAAAGTAATGAAGCAATAGTTCAAGAAAAAACTAGAATTCAATCTGCTTTAAATGAAACCATGCGAGAGCTTGGTAATACAAAAAGTGCATTAGAGGCAAGAGAGAAAGAAGTAGAAGAAATGAAATCTAAGATTTCTGAATTAGAAAAACTAATTCCTTCTGTACCTAAGGTTGTTAAAAAAGTTACTGTAAAAGCTATTGAAGAAAAGCCTGTTGAAATTTCTGCTACTGAAACCAATAAAGTAAGGGTTGAGGCTGGCGGTACATTTTAATGGCAAACACAGTAATACAACTTAAACACTCGACATTAACTGGCAATGTTCCATCATCGCTAGCTAATGGTGAAATTTCTATCAACAGTCGTGATGGAAAGTTTTTCTATTCCACTCCCGCTGGTGTAGTAATAACGCACTATCCTTATCCTGGTCCCGCAGGATTAAATCAAGAAGTTCAATTCAATGATTCTGGTGTTCTTGGTTCTGATTCTGGTTTAACATACAATAAAACTACCGATGTTCTTACAGTAGTTGGTGGTGCAATTATTGGTGGTGTTAATGTTACACCACAAATACAACTTGCTTTTACTCAAGCAAACACTCCAAGCCATGTAGCAAACTCGGCTGCTAGTTATGCCAACGGAGCATTTTTAGCTGCTAATAGTGCTGGTGGTGCAGCTGCTGCCAGTTCATATGCTAACTCAGCATTTGGTAAAGCTAATACTGCCGCTATTGCAGCCAATACACCTAGTTTTATTGCTAACTCCGCAGCCAGTTATGCCAATTCTGCTTTTGCTCGTGCAAACAACTCATTAGATGCTAATAACGGCGGTACTGTTACTGGCACAATTACAGCCACTTCGTTTATTACAACAGGTAGTTTTGGTAATATACTAGGTGCAAATACAATATATGCAAACAATTTTGTGGCCAATACAGGCTTCATTCAGTTTGCAGATGGTTCAAAACAATTTACTGCAAATGCTGGTTCAGGTGGTGGGTCCACAGATTTTGGTTTTGGTATCATTTACACCGCAAATAACAATACGTTTGCTAACGCCACAACGGCCAATGCTCAAGTTAATTTTATTGGTGAAAATGGTACTGTTGTTTACGCAAACGCCACAACAAAAACAATTACATTTGCAGGCACTCCAGGTGCTCAAGGGTTAACCGTGGACTATGGATTCGTTAATGACCCAATTTATTATTCAATTGATTACGGTTCTTTAGCTTAATTTGGAACAACTATAAATAACTATTATGTCAACACAAGTTCAATTTAGACGAGGTAATACAGCACAGACCAGCACATTTACAGGTGCTACCGCTGAGATTACCGTAGATACAGATAAAGAAACAATAGTTGTCCATGATGGATTAACTGCTGGTGGTTTTCCTTTAGCTAGAGAAAGTTCAAGTAATACTGCTGGTTCTTATGCCAACTCTGCATATGCCACCGCTAACTCGGCACAGTCATATGCTAACTCTGCTTTTGCAACTGCTAACACCTCTGCAGCTGCTGGTTCTTATAGTAACTCAGCATTTGGTGTTGCCAATTCAGCTGCTAGTTATGCTAATTCTGGATTTGCCGTATCTAACTCGGCTGCATCTTATGCTAATAGTGCGTTCTTATCAGCAAACAATATTGCAGGTGTAAATCTAACACAGAACACCAACATTACAAATGCTGGTACATATGCCAATTCAGCATTTCTAACTGCCAATACTCCAACTCATGTAGCCAACTCAGCCGCTAGTTACGCAAATAGTGGATTCGCTGTTGCCAATAGTGCTGCTAGTTATGCCAACTCCGCTTTCTTAGTTGCTAATAATGGTGTTGGTATTGATGTTACACAAAATACTAATATTACATCAGCTGCTAGTTACGCTAACGGTGCTTTCATCCGTGCTAATAATAGTATCAATGCAAATACTGGCGGTACAATTGCTGGTGATTTAAGTATTACTGGTAATTTAACTGTAACTGGACTAACAACTTATACAAATACAACAACAGTTTTAATTGCAGATAATATTATTACAGTCAATGCTGCAATTAATCAAGCTGCTCAACCAACTGTTAATGCTGGTATTGAAGTTGACCGTGGCGCACAACCAAATTCATCTATATTATGGATTGAAACCTCTGGTAAATGGACGGCCAATAACGGCAATGGTTCAATATTCATCGCAGCTGATTCGGCAGAATCTTACGCTAATGCTGCTTTTGCTTCTGCAAATTTAATTAATGGTGTTGATTTAACACAGAATACAAATATTACAAATACTGGCACTTATGCTAACTCAGCATTCCTTGCCGCTAATACACCAAGCAATGTAGCAAACTCTGCCGCTAGTTATGCGAATTCAGGATTTGCGGTAGCCAATTCTGCTGGTTCATATGCCAATTCGGCTTTCTTATCTGCAAACACTTCTGCTGGTGTAAATCTAACTCAAAACACCAACATAACAAATGCTGGTACTTACGCTAACTCCGCTTTCTTAGTTGCTAATACTCCAAGTCATGTAGCAAATTCAGCTGCATCATACGCTAATGGTGCTTTCACTAGAGCCAATAATAGTATTAATGCAAATACTGGCGGAACAATTTCTGGTAATCTTGTAATTGCTGGTGCAAACCTTGTTGTTGCCAATGGTGCAACAGAAGTCTTTAATGTCAGAAGTTGGAGCACCTCAGGTTTATCTGCCACATCCAATTCAACTGGTACTGTAACAATTACTGGTGGTGTTGGTGTAAAAGGTAGCATTTACGCTGATGCAGTTTTTGATGGTGGTGTTGAAATTATAGCATATGCTAATACTGCTTTCTTAGCTGCCAATACACCAAGTCATGTTGCCAATTCAGCTGCAAGTTATGCTAACTCTGCATTTGCTGTAGCTAATAACGGTGTGGGTATTGATGCTACACAAAACACTAATATAACAAATGCTGGTACATATGCCAACTCAGCATTTCTAACTGCCAATACTCCAACTCATGTAGCAAATAGTGCTGCTAGTTACGCCAATTCAGGATTTGCAGTAGCTAATAGTGGCAGTTCTTATGCTAACTCTGCATTTATTACTGCTAACAACAGTCTTGGTATTGATTTAACACAGAATACGAATATTAGTTCTGCAGCAAGTTATGCTAATAGTGCTTTCTTGGTTGCTAATACTCCAACCAATGTAGCAAATAGTGCTGCTAGTTATGCAAATAGTGGATTTGCCGTTGCAAATTCTGGTGCCAGTTATGCCAACTCTGCTTACACAAGAGCAAACAATTCATTAAATGCAAATACTGGCGGTTCAATTACTGGTGATATTTCAATAACTGGTAATTTAACTGTAACTGGTAATACAACTTACACCAATACAAGAACAGTTTTAATTGCAGATAATATTATTACAGTTAATGCCGCAATTGACCAAGCAGCACAACCAGCAGTTAATGCTGGTATTGAAGTTGACCGTGGCGCTCAACCAAATTCTTCGTTTTTATGGATTGAAACTTCTGGTAAATGGGCAGCAAATAATGGTAATGGTGCAATATTCATTGCAGCTGATTCAGCAGAATCTTATGCTAATGCAGCTTTTGCTTCTGCAAATTTAAACAATGGTATTGATGCTACACAAAACACCAACATTACAAATGCTGGAACATATGCTAATGCGGCTTTCTTAGTTGCTAATACTCCAACTCATGTAGCGAATAGTGCCGCTAGTTATGCCAATTCTGCTTTTATAGTTGCTAACAATAGTTTAGGTATTGATACAACTCAAAACACCAATATTACAAATGCTGGCACTTATGCTAATAGTGCTTTTGCAGCTGCCAATGCAGCTACAGCAACCGATGCTACACAAAATGCTAGCATTACAGCTGCATTTACCGCAGCTAATGCTGCTTTCTTACAAGCAAATACACCAAGTAATGTAGCAAATTCTGCTGCTAGTTACGCTAACTCAGCATTTGTTTCTGCCAATTCCGCTGGTGTTTATGCAAACTCATCATTTATAACTGCCAATACGCCAAGTAATGTAGCAAACTCAGCCGCTTCTTATGCTAATTCAGGATTTACAACCGCTAATTCTGCCGCTGCGTATGCTAACTCTGCATTTTCAGCTGCTAATACTGCTGATGCAAAAGGCACATCTGCTGGTTCATATGCCAATTCAGCATTTGCAACTGCTAATAATTCTGCTGGTGTAAATCTAACACAAAACACTTCTATAACATCTGCATTTGCTGCCGCTAACTCAGCAGGCATATATGCTAATAGTGCTTTTGCTCAAGCAAATAGTGGTGGAGTTACAATTGGTGATGTGTTGGCTCTCTCAATCGCACTAGGATAAATAAAACACCATGTCTAAACCATCAACTCGTGCTGAACTAAAAGAATACTGTTTAAGAAAACTTGGTAAACCCGTTATTGAAATTAACGTGGATGATGACCAAGTGGATGACCGTATTGATGATGCATTAAGTTTCTTTGAAGATTATCATTTTGATGGTACTGAAAAAATCTTCATGAAGCACCAACTTACGGTTGAAGATATTAATCGCCGTTGGATTTATGCACCAGATGCGGTTACATTTGTAACAGGTGTGTTTCCGTTTGATGATTCCAATGCTTCTATTAATATGTTTGATTTGCGTTATCAATTACGCTTGAATGACCTCTATGATTTTACATCGGTAAGTTATGTGTCTTATGAGATTACAATGCAACACATAAGAACTTTGCAGCTGCTATTTTCTGGTACACCACAATTTAGATTTAATCGCAAACAAAATAAAGTATTTTTAGATATAGATTGGACAAGAGATGTTTTACCTGGCCAATATGTTGTTATTGAATGTTATCGCACATTAAATCCACAAACAATTACTTTAACTGGCACTTGTGCAACAACAGCTAATGCAAATACAGTAGTTGGAACAGGTACAATATTTGACCAACAATTGTTAGAAAATGATTTTGTTACCTTTGGTACAGAAACATTACAGATTGATAAAATTAATTCACCAACATCTATCACAGTTCGTGGCCCATTTACAACAACACAAGCTGGTGCAACAATGACTGCTGCTGGATATTCAGATGTTTGGAATGATAGGTTCTTAAAGAAATATTCTACTGCATTGATTAAACTTCAATGGGGTAATAATCTTAGTAAATTTGCTGGCATACAAATGCCAGGTGGTGTAACACTTGATGGTGTTCGCATTATGGCCGAAGCTCGTGAAGAACTTGAAAAACTTGAGGAAGAAATGCAAGTAATCAATGTTCTTCCTGGCGAAATTATGATGGGTTGATAATGAATGTCCACCAACTTCTACTTTAACCCTTTTCCATTAAATCAAATTACCAGCGAGCAATTGCTGGTGGAAGACCTTGTCATTGAGGCCATGCAAATCTATGGCATGGACATTTACTATCTGCCAAGAAGTTCTCGTGATTCAGTAGATTTATTGTATGGTGAAGATACATTAAAAACATACACCTCAGCATATGCACTTGAAATGTACCTTGAAGATGTTACTGGCATGGAAGGTGAAGGTGATTTTATGTCCAAATTTGGGCTTGAAATCCGAGATGATTTAACACTTTTGGTTTCTCGCCGTAGATTTGCATTTACTGTAAACCAACTTCGGCCAAATGAAGGTGATTTAATTTATATCCCTTTATTACAAAACTTTTTTGAAATTACTTTTGTAGAGCATGAAAATGGTCAGGCCATGTATTACACATTAGGTCGTGGTCGTGGCGGTAATGTTTATGTGTATGCATTGAAATTAAAACAGTTTGTATTTTCTAATGAAGTTGTTGAAACAGGCAATGCTGAAATTGATGGTCAAATCAGAGATGCATACCCACGCACACGCCTCACACTAAACGCTGGTGGTTCAGGTGCATTTGTTAATGATGAGATTGTATTTGTAAGTCCTGATGCCACATATGCTAATGCAACAGCACAAGCTATTGTTCACAACTATGTAACTGGTAGTTCCGTTGATGTTTATAGAGTTAGAGGAACATTTACTACTGGCACATTAAGAGGTAAAACTAGTAGTGCGGCTTGGGGATTAAATACTGTTTCTGATACTTCAACAATGGATAATGCCTTTGAAGATGTAATTGATAATAATCGTATTGAAACCGAATCTGATGCTATTATTGATTTTACAGAACACAATCCATTTGGTGAAGCATAATGTTAGGTAACGCACACTTTTATAACCGAACGATTCGCAAAATTGTTGTTGCGTTTGGTTCTATGTTTAATGATATTCTTTTGACTCGTTATTCAAAAGATGGGTCAACAGCATATGAAATTACTAAAGTGCCTTTATCGTATGGTGCAAAAGAAAAATACTTAGTTCGTTTACAGTCTGACCCAAATCTTACAAAGTCTATTGCAACAACTGTACCTCGCATGAGTTTTGATTTGGTTGGAATGACATATGACACCACAAGAAAACAACAATCTACACTACAAAACTTTGGGTTTAGTTCTGGTTCTTTTAGAAGCCAGTATGCACCCGTTCCATATAATTTTGATTTTAACTTATCAATCTATGTTCGTAACACAGAAGATGGTACACAGATACTAGAACAAATACTGCCATTTTTTACACCAGATTTTACAGTAACAATTGATTTCATTAGCCAAATGGATCAAAAGTATGATATGCCTGTTATTCTCAATTCAGTAAGCCCTGAAGTTGATTATGAAGGCGACTTTATGAACACTCGTTTAATTATTTGGAATCTTACTTTTACTGCAAAAGCATATATTTGGCCTCCAGTGTCCGCTAATAATTCAAGTAAACTTATTACTAAAGCCAATACAAACATATTTACCGATTCTACTAATTTGGATGCACAAAAAGTATATGTTAATATGGCAACAGGTTTTGGAGTATATACAACAGGTGAAGATATTATAGTTGAAAAGCGAGGTGTAACAGGTAAAGTATTATACTTTAGTAATACCGCAGACGGTACATTGGTGTTAACAAACTTGAATAAAAAAGTTCAAGCAAATGATAAAGTAACTGGAGTTTATTCCAATTCAACTTTTACCATTTCAACTGTATCTCAATCACAAACAAAAGCGGTAGCAATTGTAATCACTCCTAATCCAGCAAATGCAAATGGAAATGGCGTATATGGATTTGAAGAAACATTTACTGAATGGCCTGATACTTTGATATGAAAAAATTAAATGACAATCTATCTGAAATCTTTGACATTGAACCAATGGAACAACCAGAAGTTTTGCCTGCGGTCAAACCAACCACAGAGGTAATTGCCTCCGATGATGTGGAAACTGACGCAGCTTTAGCAAGAAAAAACATTAAAGGTT